GCAAATTTTTACGCTCGCGAAAGTCCGGAGGGGGGGGTTCGAGGTTCTGGGGGGGGTCTTTGATGGCGATGGGTCGCAAGCCGAAGCCGACCTGGCTCAAGATGGTGACGGGAAATCCCGGCCATCGGCCGCTCAACGAGGCCGAGCCCGTCTCGGTAGTCGGGATTGGTCCGCCGCCGGATAGTTTCAACGCGGAGATGCGCGTCAGGTGGCTCGAAATGGTAAACGAAGCTGCGCCTGGTCAGCTGCAGAAGCCGGATCGCTCCGTGCTTGAAATGTATTGCCGCTCGCGAGTGCGCCACGACTTCTGCGACGGCGAGCTGGCGAAGTATGGTCTGCTGATCAAGTCGCCGGTCCAGAAAGTCGCGATGCAAAATTATTATTACAGCATCATGAAGGCCGAGCGCGAGACGATCAAATGGTGCCTGGTCGAAATGGGGTTCACTCCGTCATCGAGGTCGCGTGTCTCCACCTCTCAAAAGCGCCAAGGCAAAGCCGCAACGCCGTTCGACGACCTCAAGGAACTCCCAATCTAGGGATTACATCCTCGAGGCGATCGTCTATGCGGAGGAGGCGATCGCCGATACGCGTGGATTGAAGTTCGGCAAGCGCATGCGCCAGGCCGCGCGGCGCTTCATTCGGGACCTAAAAGCCTCGCAGCGCAAGCGCCCGCCGTTCGTGTGGAGCGCAAATCAGGCCATCAAGGCGTGCCGATTCATCGAGCGACTGCCGCATGTCGAGGGTCAATGGGCCACCGAGACCATTACGCTCGAGCCGTGCGAGCTTTTTTTGGTCGTGCAGCTGTTTGGTTTCCGCCGGCACGACGGTGCGCGCCGCTTCACGACGCTGCTCTACTGCGTCGCGCGAAAAAACGCCAAGTCTACGCTTGCGGCCGCAATCCTTCTGTACGTCTTCTGCATGGAGCCGGAGAACGGGCCGCAGGCGCTGTCGGCCGCGATGACGGGGCGCCAGGCGCGCATCGTGTTCCACATTGTGCAGCGGATGGTGCAGCAATCGCCCGGGCTGCAGAAGGCTTTCACGCTCGAGGCCTTCGCCAACTCGATCGTGCGTTACGAAGTGGGCGGCGCGCTGCTGCCGATCAACTCGAAGGCCTCGACACAGGACGGTTTGAACCCCTCCGCGCTGTGCTTCGATGAGCTGCATGCGCACAAAACGCGCGACCTGTTCGATGTGCTGCGTTCCGCGGTCGGCGCGCGCAATGACCCGCTGTTCATGTACACCACGACCGAAGGCTACGAAACGCCCGGGCCGTGGCCGGAGATCCGCGGCTTCGCCTTCAATGTGCTCGACGAGGTGATCGAAGCGGATCACATGCTGGTGATTTACTACGCGCTCGATGAGGACGACGACGATTTCGACGAGTCGAAGTGGATCAAGGCCAACCCGATGCTCGGCGTGTCGATCGCCTTGAAGAAAATGCAGGAGTACGCGATCGAGGCGAAAGCACAGCCCGGCGCGCTGTCGGAATTTCAGATCAAGCGCCTGAACCGCCAGGCCGCGGCCGCGGAAGGCTGGGTAGACCTGCGCCGCTGGAAAAAATGCTCAGGTCCCGTGCCACTGGACGAGCTCGTCGGCTCGCCTTGCTGGGGCGCCCTGGATCTTGCGAGTACTCGCGACATGAATGCGTGGCGATTGCTGTGGCTCAAAGACGATATCTACTACACCTGGGGACGATTCTGGGTGCCGTCTCTCGCTGTGCAGCAGCGCACCGAGCGACGATCGGTGCCGTATGCGTCGTGGGTCAATGCCGGATTCTTGACGCAAACCGATGGCGATACGGTCGACTACCGAATAATTCGCGAGTCAACGCTGGAGGATTGCGAGCGCTTCAGCCCTATAAAAGTGGCGTTCGATCAGTGGAACGCGACGCAACTCGCGCTCGAATTGGCCGAGGCCGGCGTGCCGATGGAGAAGTTCATCCAGGGTCCGCGCTCCTACAACCCGGCTATGCAGGCTTGCGAGATAGCGTATATTTCGGGCCGCTTGCGCCATGCCGGCAACCCGATCCTCCAATGGAACGCCGCCAACCTTGTACCGAGAACCGATGCAAACAAGAATTTGGCTCCTGATAAAAAGCGCAGCGCCGACAAGATCGACGGCATGGCCGCGCTCTTGATGGCCTTCGGCCTGGCGGTTTCGGAAGACATCGAGGGCGATGCCTCCGGGTTCTTTGCGAAGCCGGTGACGGCATGAGCGCCGTCGCGCAGCGGCCGACGTTGCGGCAAAAAACCGCGGAGTTCTTCAACAGCTTTTTCGATTACGGGTCAGGCTCGATCGCGCGCGGCTTCTATCCGGTCGCCGCCGGCGGCCAGGCCAGGCCCCCGATCAATGCCGCGAAGTCGGCCGCCGGCACGATCGTTACGCCGAACACGGCGCTGACGCTCTCGACCGCGTGGGGTTGCGTGTGGCTGATGGCCAATGCCGTCTCATCGCTGCCCTTCATCCTGAACAAGCGCTCGGGCGTGAACTTAAACTACGGCGCGCCGGCGTTCGACGTGCCGCTCTACACGGTATTGAACAGCCAGCCCAACCAGGACATGTCGGCGGTGACGTTCTGGAAATTCATCGTCGCCTCCGAGCAGCTGTGGGGCAACGGCTATGCGCTCAAGACCTTGAACTCCCAGAATCAGCTGATCGCCTTGGATCCGATCCGCCCGGAGTACATGGTCCCCTATCGGCAGCTGATCCCGAACTCGGAGCCGAAGCGCTACGAGATCCGCTACCGCTATTATTCGCCGATCGAGAGCATCGATTTTTCGGCCGACCAGATTTTCCATTGGAAGGATCGGACCATGGATGGCCTGGTCGGCCTCTCGCGCATCGAGTACGCGCGCCACTCGATGGGCATCGCGCGCGCCGCGGAGGACTCGACCTCCGAGACCTTCAAGAATGGCCTGCGCTCGGGCGGCTTCGTCCAGTCGGTCAAGTACTTGAACACGAAAAATCGCGACGAGCTCAAGGCCTCGCTCAAGCAGTTCGTCACGGGCGGCCCCGACTCGGGCGGCATCATGGTGCTCGAGGGCGGCTTGACCTTCAGTCCGATCACCATGAATCCGCAGGACGTGCAGCTGCTGATGTCGCGCCAGTTCTCGGTCGAGGACATCTGCCGCTGGTTTCAAGTGCCGCCGGTCCTGGTCGGCCACGCCGCCGCGGGCGTCACGGCCTGGGGTGCTGGCATCGAGCAGCTGCTCCTCGGCTGGTCGGCGCTCTCGCTTCGCTCCTATGTGCGCGGTATAGAGCAGGAAGTGTTGCGCGCGCTGGTGCCGGCAAAGGATCGGCCGAGCCAGTACCTGACCATAGATCTCGATGATCTGCTGGCGGCCGACTCCGCGGCACGCTCGGCGTTGTACTCGACGTTCGCGCAGAACGGTGTCATGACGCGCAACGAGATCCGCGGCCGCGAGGATCTCGCACCAATGCCGGGCGGCGACGTGCTGACCGTGCAGTCGAACCTGATCCCGATCGACAAGCTGGGCGATGCGCCGCCGGCGCCGATCCACATTTTCCCACCTGGCGCCACTCCGCCGCCGCCTAAAGGTACGCCACCATGAAACTGAAACACCGCCAGGTCCCATTCCAGTTCAAAGCCGTCAAAGACGATGGCACCTTCGAGGGCTACGCCTCGGTGTTCGGCAACACGGACGCGTATCGCGACGTCGTGATGCCGGGCGCGTTCGCAGACTCGATCGTTAAATGGAAGCAGCAAGATGCGATGCCGCCCTGCCTGTGGCAGCACCAGAGCTACTCGCCGATCGGCGCGACCACCGATCTCGCCGAGGATGGCAAGGGACTGTTTGTCGCCGGGCAACTGCTGATCAAAGACGTGCAGCAGTCGCGCGAGGCCTTCGCGCTGGCGAAAGCGAAAGTGGTGCGCGGTCTCTCGATCGGCTACGACCCGACCGAGGAGGAGTACGACGGCAAGACCAACGTCAACAGGCTGATCAAGGTCGACCTGTGGGAGTACAGCTTCGCGACCTTCCCGGCGAACACCGAGGCGACCATCACCAGCGTGAAGTCGCTGCTCGCCGTCGGCGATCTGCCATCCCTTTCAGATTTCGAGGATTTCCTGCGCGAGGCAGGGAATTTTTCACGATCCCAAGCCAAGGCGATAGCCGGCCACGGCTTGGTGCGACTGCTAGAACAGCGTGATGCTGACAAGAGCAAGCTCGGCGAGAAAGAAGTCGAGTCCGTACTGGCGATGATCAGAGAGCATCCACTACAACTCTAGCGAGGAATTTTTATGTTTCTACCCAAACCGCGTCGCGTCATCACGCGCGGCGTCATCGATATGGCCACCTCTCGAGTACTCGAGACGGACAGCTATTTTTATTCTGGCGCCTGGGCGCGCGCCGACGGCCCGACGAGCGATCAGCTGCGCACCGCGATCAAGGAAGCGCTCGACGCGCACGGCAAAAAAGTTAAGGAGGTTCTGGACGAGGTCGAGAAGAACGTCAAGACCTACGGCGAGGTGCAGGAGGGCGTCAAATCCGCCGTGGCCAAACTCAACGAGGATGGCGCCAAACTGATCGCCGAGCACGAGAAACTGAAAGCCGAGCGCGCCGCGAGCGATGCGCGGCTCTTGGATCTCGAGCAGAAATGGCTGGCGCGCGGAGGCATCGGCGGTGGCGGCGCGAAATTCAAATCGCTCGGCCAGCAGGTGATCGAGTCGGAGGAATGGAAGGACTTCGCGAAGCGCGCAGGTTCATTGCGCATGTCGATGAAACCTTTCCAGGTGAAGAACATCACGACCATCACCGGCGGCGCCGGCGCGTTCCCTGAGTTCCTGCCGACTCCGGTCATTCCGCCCTTCCAGCCGCTGACCATTCGGGATCTGCTCGACGTCGGCACGACCACGTCGAACCTGATCGAGTGGGTGAAGGAAACGCTGTTCACCAACAACGCGGCGCCGGTCTCCGAAGGGGCCTTAAAACCCCAGTCGGACATCACCTACGAGCGCGACACCATTCCGGTGCGCACCCTCGCGCACTGGATCAAGGCGTCCAAACAGATCCTCGCAGACTTCTCGCAGCTGATGACGCTGATCAACGGGCGAGGGACGTTCGGTCTGAAGCTGGTCGAGGAAAAGCAGATCCTCTACGGTGACGGCACCGGCGATAATTTGCTGGGGCTGGTCCCGCAGGCGACCGCGTACACGCCGAACGCTTTCAAGCGTCCGAACGACACGCGCATCGATGTGATCCGCCATGCGATGTTGCAGGTGAACCTGGCGTTCTATCCAGCCACCGGCATCGCCATGAGCCCGACCGATTGGCACGATCTCGAACTGACCAAGGACACCTTGGGCCGGTACATGATCGCGAGCCCAACGGGCTCGAGCCCTGGGATGCTGTGGGGACTGCCCGTCGCGCAGTGCTACTCGATGGCGGCCGGCGAGTTCCTTGTGGGCGCGTTCAAGCTGTGCGCGACGCTGTTCGATCGCGAGGAAGCGCAGATCCTGGTGAGCAACGAAGACCAAGACAACTTCGTGCGCAACTTGGTGACCGTGCTGTTCGAGGAACGCCTCGCGCTCGGCGTGTCGCGCGGCCAGGCGCTGATCCACGGCTTCGTCCCGGCCGGCGAGAGCACCGAGGTCTCGTAGTAGGTTCCAAGCGAAAAGTCCTGGGCGGGTATCGGTGCTTCCGAGCCGCCCAGGCAGGAGAATTTCGATGCCACAGTGCAAAGCAATCAAGACCTTCAACAGCACGCAGTACGGCTATATCCGCGCCGGCACGCGATTTAGTTCGGAGAAGAACTACGCGCTGGCTCTGCGATCCAAAGGCCTGATCGAAATCATCGCGGACGAGATCAAGCCCGATCGCACGCAGGCCTTCCCGGGAGCGCCGTCAGTAAAAAACGCGCCGCCGGTGCTGCAGCCGGACGAGGACCTGCAGCGGCCGCACACGGAGGACCCGGAGGACGCTGGCGGGGAGAAACCGTCTGCATTATCGCGAGTGGCCCGAGTCTTACAGAGGCCGACTGCGTCTACGTCCAAGGCAAATGCAAAACGATAGCCGTCAACACGAGCTTCCGGCGCGCGCTGTGGGCGGACGTGCTCTATGCGTGTGACGAGACCTGGTGGATGGCCTACTTTCCGGAAGTCGCGCGCACCTTTCACGGCGAGAAGTGGACCGTGAACGCCCGGGCGCGCGATCGCTTCGATCTGCATTGGATCTACGGCGCCGACAGCCCAGGCCTCGCGAAAGATCCAACCTGCATTCACCAGGGCAAAAATTCCGGCTACCAGGCGATGGGCCTCGCGTATCTGTTCGGCGCCGCACGCATCCTGCTCCTAGGGTTTGACTTCTCGCGCGACGGCGCGCGCACGCATTGGCACGGCGATCACCCGAAGGGATTGGGCAACGGCGGCACGTATCCGACCTGGGTCGCTGCGATGAATTCCCTCGCCGTGGATTTGAAGGCCGCCGGCGTCGAGGTCATCAACTGCAGCCGGCGCACCGCGATCAACTGCTTTCCCCGCCGCGCGATCGAGGAGGTTCTATGAAAGTTCGCTTGAGCACACTTTCGATCGTGCTCATCATCGTGCTGCTGCTGTGTGTCGGCGGCGGTTTCGGCGGCTACTCGTACGGCTACGGCGGCGGCGGTTTGGTGCTGCTCGTGCTGCTCGTGCTGCTGATCACCGGTCGATTGTGAAGGCGCTCACCGTCATGCCCGACCTCGAGTCGCTGGTTCTGGAGATCCGCCTCAGCCGCGTGTTCATCTTTCGCGTCTGGCTGGGCACGCAGCTGCTGAAGCTCGCCATGTGGGTCATCGGCGGGCAGGCCGAAGTGCTGCCGCGCTCGGAATAATTGCAATGCAATTAATCCCCACCTTCTGCATCGCGCACCGGCCGCCGCGGCTCTCGGCGCACCTGTACGACGAGATCATCGAGACGCCGAAGGGCCACGACTACCAGGCCTTAGTCTCGGTCGTCGCGCACCCAGTGCTCGCGGAGCGCGCGCCGGAAGTTGGCCTCATGAATGTGTGCGGCTATCGCAAGATCGTCACGCGCAAACCCGATCTGCCGCACAATCGGATCTCCGAAGCGCAATGCGCGCAGATGCCGCGCGCCGAGACCGAACCGCATCAAGGGTCCGATTTTCTGCTGTGCCTGCACGATTTTTTCGCCGTCGGCCGCCGGCATCGGAACATCAAGGAGCAGTGGGATAGCTGCCACCATCGCATTGATTTGTACGACTGCTTGAACCTGGCCGTGGCCATGGGCGTGATGACCCACGGCGAGCGGCGCGCGCTCGAGGCGGAGCCGGCGCTCATCGAGGGCGGCGTCGCCATGGGCGTCTACCCCGGCAGCCTGGTGCGCCAGATAGTGAGCGTGGTCTTTCCGCTCTATCAGGAGTTCGCGAAGCGATACCGCTCGCGGTTCATGCGCTACGACCCAAGGCAGCGGCGCTGCATAGCTTTTCTTGCCGAGCGCGTCGAGACGCACTTCATCCTGCGCGAACTGCGCCAGCGCTACGCAAAATTGCCCAACACCGAAGTGTTCGGCTGCTTGACCTCGTCCTGGGACGGGCCCTGGGAAGCGGGGACGATGCAATGATCAGCGTCGTCACCTGTACCGGCGATCGCCCCATCCCCTTCGCCCTCTGCGTCAAATATATGGCGCGGCAGACGCGCAGGCCGGATCAGTGGGTCATTGTGGATGACGGGAAAATGCCGTTCGGGTTTGTGAGCGAAGAATTGCAACGGCGCTGCGGTATCGCGGACGTCCAGATCGTGCGCAGGCATCCTCAGCGCGGCGATCCGCCCCACACCTTGCCCGTAAATCTGCTCGCAGCGCTCGAGCGCGTGAAGCACGACAGCGTGGCCTTCGTTGAGGACGATGACTGGTACAGCTGCTGGCACATCGAAGTGATCGAAGACGAGCTCAAGTCGCACGCTATGTTCGGCTTCCAGGGCATCGTCTACTACCACGTGGGCAAACGCTGTCACCGCACGATGGGCGCGAGCTCGCCGCACAGCTCGCTGTGCCAGACCGGGCTCACGCGCAGCGTGTTTCCGCTGCTGAAAAGGATCTGCGCGTCGATCGATTCGGGCTCGGTGGACTTGGGCTTATGGCGCGCGTTCGAGGGGACGAAAAAGCTCTGGCAGGACATCGGCACGGTGGTCGGCATCAAGGGACTGCCGGGCAGGCAGGGTACGACGATGGGGTGGAGAAACCAGAGCGGCTACACCCCGGACCCGACCATGGCGCACCTCGCGACGCTGATCGGCGCGGACGTGGATAACTATCGGCCGAAGCCGCGCCAGGATTGTTCCACGGGTAACGGGCGGTGTGAGATAAGCCCATGATCTCACTCACAAAGACACAAATATACATAGATGTTCCACGGTTCCGGAATCTCACAGCGCGCGTATAAGGAGCCCCCATGAGCAGCCCCCCGCCAGTGACCTTCATCACGCTCCAGGACGCCAAGGATCAGTTGTCGATCGATGCCGGCCTGACCCTGCACGACGCGCGCATCACCGAGCTGATCGGCGCGGCGATCGACTGGGCGGAGAATTTTTGCGGCCGCTCACTCGGGCAGCTGCTGCCGCTGTCGGGCCCGAGCGACGGCGCCGCGGTCGTGCTGCCGGAGCCGGTCGACTCGCCATTTTTCAATTCGCCGCAGGAGAACATGGACGTCGGGGTCGAGGGTTTCAACGACTGGCAGTATTGGGACGAGCGCACCTGGCAGAGCTACTACAAAAATAATCCGCTGCTGCAGAACAATGCCGCGACGCTGCGCCGAGATTTGAAGAACGCGATCCTGATGCGTGTCGAGCTGCTGTTCGATCGCAACGTCGATAACTGGGAGCTCTTGGACAAGACCGCGACCGACACCCTCTTTCCGTACCGCACCGGGATGGGCGTATGAGCAATTGCGGCCTGTGCGGCAAGGTTCGCGCTCACTTACCTGAAGCGATCAGAGCCAGGCTCGCGCAAGTCGAGGCGCGCATGCGCGCCCGCAAACCGTCCATCGCCATTTCATACACCACCGCGAGCGCCAGGCCGGCCCGCGCCGATTCGCCACCACAATTGCCTGCAGTCCCGCAGGGTGGCGACGGCGCGGAGGGGGCCAAGTGAAACGCCGCGAGATCCGCCCGACGCAATCGGGTGAGCTTCGGCACTTCTGCAACATCGAGACACGCGTGCCGGGCACGGATACGACCGGCGCGCCGAACGTCACGTACCAGCTGTGGGCGGAAAATGTTCGCTTCGCGATCGATGATTGGAAGCCATACGAGAACCAGGTGGCCCAAGCCGTCGAGCGCTCCGTCATCACACGCATCCGGATCCGCTATCGCGAAGGGATGTCGGGTGCGGGCCCGAATCAATTTCGTCTGGTCTACTGCACGAACCCAGGCGAGTCCCCGGCGGTGTTCGAGTACTACGATGTCCTGGGCGCGGTGCGCGACATCAATCTGCGCGTCGAGCTGCAGCTGACCTGCTCACTGCGCGACGCCGTGGGCTATCGCGTGGGTGCGACACCATGATAAAGGCGGAAAAACGAATCAAGCGAAGGCGCAAAAAGATGATCGCGCAGATGCTCGAACTGCGCGGCAAGAAATCATCGAAGAAGCTTTCGAGGGTGCGTCAATGAGATCCACTCTCGAAGGCGTCGCGGCCCTCACCAAGCAGCTGAACGAACTCTCGTCGCTCGAGGAGGGCAGGGCGCTTCGCAACGCGGTGCGCGCCGGTATGAAACCTGCGCTCGCACAGGCGCGCATCACCGCGCCGGTCGGATCCGAGCCGCATCGATTGAAGAATGGCTTGCTGGTCGCTCCCGGCTACGCACGCGGCACGGTACGCGTCATCACGACCATCAACGCGGCGAAAAATATCGCGAGCGCGATCATGAGCACGCGCGCGCTGGCCTTTTACGAGGCGGTGTTCGTGGAGTTGGGCACCCACAAGATGCCCGCGCAGCCGTGGCTGCGACGGTCGCTGCTCGAGACGCGCGCCGCCGGCGAGGCGGCCTTCAAGGATTCGATCGCACGCGCGGTGGCGCGCGCGGCGGCGAAACGCTGATGCTAGAGACAGACCTACGGAATTTTTTGATCGCGGCGCCAACGATATCGGCGCTGGTGGCACAGCGCATCTATGGGCTGATCCGGGAGCCAAACACGCCGCTGCCGTCGATCAACGTGCAGCGCGCCCACACGCAGCGCCAGGAACTGTTCTGCGGCGTGGCACCGCTCGCCGACGCCTCGATGCAGATCGATAGTTTCGGCATCGATGGCGACACCGCCTGGGCCGTGGCGAAGGCCTTGCGGCTGCTGTTCCAAAACCTGACGAACGTTGCGATGGGTCCGACGCTCGTACAAAAGATGTTTCTCGCCAACGAGTTTCCGATGGTCGATCCCGATCCTGGGATCATTCGAGTCGTTCAGCTCTATAACGTTTGGTACTTGGAGGATTGATCATGATCGAAGATGCAAAGCCCTTTGTCGGGAACATTTTTCTTGCGGTGGGCAACGGTGCTTCCCCCGAGCAATTCACGCGCTACTGCGAGGTCGACACGATGTCAGGGATCGGTGCGGCGAATGCGCTGATCGATGTCACCACGTTCTGCAGCGGCGGCCACAAGCAATATATCGGCGGCCTCGCGGACGGCAAGCAGCTCACGTTCGGCGCGAACTACGCCATGAACGAGCCGATCCAGGAAGGCCTGATCGCGGACGTGGAAGCGAAGAACAATCGCAACTTCCAGGTGCAGGTCGACGGCGAGTCGCCGATGCGAACCTTTCACCTGACCCTCGCGATGCTCGATTGGGAATTGGACCCGCAGGTCGCGAAGCAAAACGTGATCAAGTTCATCGGAAAGATCACCGGCCCGATCCTGCGCACGCAGCCATGAGCGAACTGCTGACCAATACGGTCACCGTGCGCGGCGCGACGTACACGGTGCGCGAGATCAGCGGGCGGCACATGCGGGAGATCCGTAAGCGCCTGAAGGATGCGCCGGAGACGGTCGAGGCCTACATGGCCTGGGCCTGCACGGTGGATCCGAAGTTCGCCTCCGAGCAGGCCTGCGCGGATGAGCCGCACGCGATCTTGAAGGCGATCAGCGAGGAGGCCTTTCGCTTGTCGTCGACGAAGGACGGTGACGAGGGAAAAAACGCCTGACGCCCGAGCAGATGTTCGAGCACCGGCTCGCATCCCTGCTCGGGCGATCCTTGGGCGAGCTCGATGAACTGCCGGCGCGCGAGCTCGAGCGCTGGGCGAGGTACTGGAGCGAGGAGCCGTGGGGTCCGCATCGCGACAACCTGCACGCAGCGCTGATCATCACCGAGCTGCTGCGGCCGCATTTGAAAGAGGGCGCGAGTTTGAACATGGACAAATTCATGCTTAAGCCGAAGGCGGATCTCGACGCCGCCGCGCGCGCCAAGTTCGTTGCGCAATTAAATTCCATGGCCGATGCGCCGCCGGCGCGCGAGCGCGCCAGGAGAAGGTAAATGACCGACCTAGCCGCCCTCGTCGTACGGATGCAAGCGGATAACTCCGAGTACATCAAGGGGCTCGAGCAGGCGACATCCAAGCTCTCACAATTCTCCAAGGATCAGGACGACCTGCTCAAAGGCATGGGCGAGAAATTGGTCGAGGCCTTTACCGTCGCCGCCATCGTGGAGTTCACGAAGTCGGCGTTTGAGGGCGCGGCAGCGCTCGACCGCATGAGCGAATCGACCGGCATCGCGGTCGAGGCACTGTCCAGCTTGCGCCTCGCCGCGGCCGCCTCCGGACTCGACGCCGATGGCTTAGGGACAACGCTCAAGAAACTGAACGTCAACATAGCGGAGGCCGCCGGCGCCGCCGACAGCAAAGCGGGCGTCGCCTTTCGCGCGCTCGGGATCTCGGTCACGGATGCGAACGGCCAGGTCAAAGACGCGGGCACCGTGATGGCTGAGCTCGCGGATAAATTCGCCGGGATGGCGGACGGCCCGAACAAGGTCGCCTTCGCGATCGCGCTCTTGGGCAAGCAGGGGCAGGCGATGATTCCGGTCTTGAACCAGGGATCAGCGGGCCTGGCGGACTTCAAAGCGCAGGCCGAAGCGGCCGGCATCGTGATGTCGCAGGACATGGCGGACGCGGCGGAGAAGTTCTCGCAGAAAGCCAGCGTCATGAAGGCGATCCTCGTCGACGGTTTGGGTCAACAGCTCATCGCGCAGCTGCTGCCGGCGTTCAACTCATTGATCGAAAGCTGGAGCTCGGGCGGCAACGCGGGCGAGAAGCTTAAAGTGATCGCGGAGGAAATCGCCACCCTGTTCAAGATCGTGGCCACCGTCGTCATCGACGTGGTCGCCACCTTCCAAAGATTGGGCAACGCGATCGGCGCGGTGTCGGCCGCCGCGGTCGCCGCCGCGCACGGGCATTTTTCAGAGGCCGGCGAGATATGGAAGGAAGGCGCAGCGGATAACGTCGCGAACCAGGCGGCGGCGGCGAAGGCGATCACGGCTCTGTGGGAAGCGGGCGGCGCCGATTCGCTCGAGGCGATCACGATCACGGCGAAGAAGATTGGTGACCAGGGAGCAAACCTCGCGAAAGCGCTGGCCTCGCAAGCGGCCGACACCAAGCTCGAGCAGTTCGCAGCCGGCATACAGGCGCAGTCGGCGGCGTTCGGTTTGGGCGGCGCGGCTCTGGTCGCGTACAAGCTGCAGGTGGGGGATCTCGCCAAGGAGCTCGGGCTCGCCGGCGATGCGGGCAAGAAGGCGGCGAACGATGCGATCGCCTACGCGAACGCACTGCAAACCAAAAAAGACGACAAGACCATCGAGGACGTGACGGCGAAGATCGTCGAGCAGATCGTCACGCTCAACATGGGCACGCTCGCGAGCGAGGCCTACAAGCTCTCCACGGGCGCGACCGGCGAGGCCTTAAAAAGGTTGGGGACGGCGGGTGATTCCGCGCGTGCGACGATCCTCGAGCTCACCAAGGTGCAGATCGAGGCGAAGAACGTCAACGCCATCCAAAAGATGGACGATGACGCGCAAAAATTGTCGGGACACCTGGTCGACGCCGCGACCCATGCGTTCGATCTGCAGAACAAGTCCCTCAAGCAGGACCTCGGCGACACCGGCAACGCCGATGGCCTCGCCAAGCTCGACATTGAGCGCGAGCACATCATCAACGTCGCCAAGATCAACGAACTGAACCTGCAGGCGGCCCAGATCAACTCGACGCTCGCCGAGACCGAATCGAAGATCAACCTCGCGCGCACGCAGGGGCAGATCAGCGACCTGACCGCCCAGGATCAGGAGACCACCGCGCGCACCACGGCGCTCACGCAGCTGCAGGCGATCTATGTGTCGGAGCAAAACATCGCGGCCGCGGCGAACGATCCGGCGCTCGTCGATGGCGTGAAGAAATTCGGCGCGTCCATCAACACCCTGCAGGCGCAGACCACGCAGTTTGAAAATTCGGTGCGCTCCGGCATGGAGTCGGCGTTCGCCAACAACTTCGAGAAGCTGATCACGGGCGCGGAGTCGTTTCGCAAGGCCGTGACCGGGATGCTGCAGGACATCGAGAAACAGTTCGCGGATCTGATTGCGAAGAATTTTGCGCAGAATTTATTTGGCACCGGCGGCGCCGCCGGCGGCGCACCGGGAGCCTTCGCGGGACTGTTCTCAGGCGCGGGTGGCAGCGGCGCGAGCGGTATCAGCAGTTTCTTCTCGAAGCTGTTCGGCGGTGGCACGTCGGGCGGGACAGCGGCTGCCCCTGTGGCGGGCGTCGGTGAAGATGCGACTTCGACGCTCGCGGGTCTTGGCTTCGCAGGCGGCGGCACGATACCGGCTGGCAAGGTGGGCCTGGTTGGTGAGGACGGACCGGAGCTTGCGTACTCCGGAGCGGCGGATACCTCGATCATCCCGCAAGGCCTCATGGGCAAAAACGTGTCTGTCACGAACCACTTCATCGTCCAGGCGCCGGGCGGAACGATCTCGAGGCAATCGCAAATGCAGACCGGGGCCGCGGCCGCGCGTTCCTTGGAGCAGGCAAACAGGCGCAACAACACATGAGCACGATCACGCCGGATCTCGCGGAAGTCTTCCCACTCTGTCCCACTTTCGGCTTTGTCGCGGAGCCTAACTACTTGGTGAAAATCACCGCGCGCGAGGGCGGCTATGAGCGGCGGCAGCGGGTCTGGTCGCGGCCGCTCTCGAAGTACACGGGCGTGCCGTCCGGGGATCAGCCGCAGGATGACATCGAGGACGTGCTGGAGTTTTGGCACGCGATGGGCGGCATGTCCTCGGCGTTTCGCTTCAAGGATTGGGTGGACTACAAATCGTGCCGCCTAGGCGCGACGCCGGCGGCGACCGATCAGCCCCTTATTCCCTCGGGCGATTCACCGGTGAGCTATCGGCTCGTCAAGCAGTACACGACCAAAACCGCGCGCACCATCCAGCAGCGCGAGATCACCCGGCCGATCGGCTCGACCATTCTGATCGCCAACGAATTGGGCGCGGTGCAAAGCGACTGGACGCTGGACGAATCGACCGGCCTGCTGACCAAGGGCGGCACCTTCGTCGGCACGCCCACCGCCTGGGGCGGCGAGTTCGATGTGTGGGTGCGCTTCGATGCGCAGTTCAATCCGGCGATCTCGGACTTCGAGGCGATGAACGTCACGGTGCAGCTGGCCGAGCTTCGGGTGCCGCTCGCTTGAAAACGATTCCGCCGCTGCTGCTCGCGGACCTGCAGGCCGATTGCACGACGATGGCTTTCTTGTGGACGATCCGAATGGCGAACGGCGAGATGATTCGCGGCACCGAGCATGACCTCGACATCCTGATCCCGGCGTCGGCCTCGCCCGATCCGTATGCGGGTCTGTACCGAGCGATCGCCAATGTGACGGCCGGCGATATCGCCTCGAGCTCTGACCTGTCGGTCGACAATTTGGAAGTGCAGGGCGCCTTTCCGCAAACGCCCTACACCGCGATCCCCGACGTAACGGTGGCCGAGATCGAGGCAGGCCTGCTCGACATGGCGCCGGTCACGGTGCTCATTTGCAACTGGGCGCATCCCTCGCATGGGCTGGCGGTCATGAAGTCCGGATACCTGGGCGGCATCACGCGCACCAGCGACGGCAGCTACACCACCGAAGTGCGTGGCCTCACGCAGCTGCTCTCGCAGACCATCATCAGGACGTACTCATCGACCTGCAACGTGGTGAAGTTCGGCGACAACCGCTGCCGCTTCAATGTGGGCGCGGTGACCATCAGCGGCAGCGTGCTCCTCGAGACGAATCGCGGCGCGTTCACTGTTGACCTGGTGCAGGCTTCGCCGCGGGCGGCGTTCAGCTATATCGGCGGCACGCTCACCTTTATTTCGGGCGCTAATTCAGGTTTCAGCCGAGACGTAAAATTGGACCCCAACAACAACGTCGACGCGATGCTGCAGCTGTGGGAGGACTTTCCGGAGGAAGTCGCGCCGGGTGATAACTTTCTACTCTCGCCCGGGTGCGATCGGCAGATGCAGACCTGCCGCGACGTGTACGACAACCTGGTGCACTGGCGCGGCTTCGGCGTCTTTATTCCGGGGCTGCTCGCGATCACCGCGGGACCCGCGACGGCGCAAGGCCTGGGCGTGTGATCACACCCGACGCCCTCATCGCCCAGGCTCGCCAATGGATCGGCGTGCGATACGTCCACCAGGGGCGCACGCGCTTCGGCTCGGATTGTTTGGGCTTCCCGGCGGGAGTCTTGGGCGAGCTCGACTCCACGGCCGCGCTCGAGTACTTGCCGGCCAACTATCCACAGCTGCCGCAGCCGGGTTACCTGCTAGGTCGCCTCCATGCGTACACGCGGCAGATCCCGCTGCAGCCGGCCGCGCTGATCCTGGTGCAATGGCCGCTGATGGATAGCCCAACGCACGTTGCGATCTATACCGGCGTCAATCTGATCCACTGCACGCAGTCCGAAGGCAAAGTCGTCGAGAATGGCTATCGGGGCCCGTGGGTGAAACGCACGCACAGCATTTGGGCGCTGCCGGAAGTTCAGTACTTGGCCCAAGGGAATTCCGAGAGTGTCTAACTTAGGCCAAGCAGCGCTCATCGTCGTCGGCACGGTCGTCGGCACCTACTTTGGCTATCCGCAGCTGGGGTTTGTGATCGGCAGCCTCGCCGGCGCCGCGCTGTTCCCAACGCAGTTGGCTCCTGGCCCGCGCATCTCGGACAACCGCACCACGACCTCAGCGGTCGGGAGTCCCGTGTCGCTGCTGCTCGGCGGCACAGCGAATCTTGCAGGCACGGTGATGTGGCTCGCACCGATGGTTGAGCACCAAGCGAATGTGAGCCAGGGCGGCAGCGGCGGACCGCAGCAGCTGCAGTTCAACTACACCCAGTCGATCGCGATCGGCCTGGCCGAGCGCGTCGATGACAGCGCACCGGATAACGTCACGGCGATCGCCGGCATCACGCGCATCTGGGAAAACGGCACCATCGTCTATGACATCCGTCCGCAGCAGGCGGCGAGCTCCACCTCGGCGCTCGACACGCTGGCCGAGACCGACGAGCAGTACGCGAACCGGCTCGCGCGCAGCGCGATCTATGCGGAGACCTTCACCCTGTACCTGGGCGATGAACTGCAGGAAGCGGATCCGACGATGGAGGCGGTCTTAGGCGTCGGCAACGTGCCGGCGTTCCGCAGCTTGGCTTACATGGTGTATCCGAATCGCGCGCTGCAGATCGGCCAGGCTCTCAGGCATCCGAATTTTCAATTCGAGTGCTACTCGGCAGGCGTCGGCAACTGCGTGAGTTCCCCGGAGACGTCGAACGAAGTGCTCTACCCCTGGGCGGGCGGAGGCTGGCAAGATCCGGTGAACACCAACAACAACAACATCTTCCAGATCACAACCATTGATGGCAACTACACGGGAGGCGGCTGGAGCGGAGCGGTCTTCTCTGACGAGGGCGGCGTGGTCGCGGCGCTCAAGACGGCAGGCTACGACACGACGGTGCAGTTCATCGGCTATGGCGCCACAGGCGGCCTTGTGCAGGCTGGGACCGGAACGATGGTGACGACCGGCCCAGCGGGCGGCAATGACCCCTTCGCGATTGTCATGCAGTACAACAACATGCCGGCGGATCATGGTTATTACGCGAGCCAGTCCAGCCCAGGCTGGGGAGCTGCGTTTGCCACGCCGAACGCGACGGTGTATCTCGGCGTCGACAGCCGGATGTATTTCAACGACGTGCCGGCCGCAGACCCTTACCCAGCCCTGCAATCGCCGCGCTTCACAGAGGTCGTCGGGGCGGGTTCCCCGTCATTCTGGTACCAGAGTGTGGAGTCTGCGCAAGTAGTAGTGACGCGCACGCCGGCGTCGCCGCCAGATCCGTGCACGGGGTTGGTGCCGAGCATTCACACAGGCTTCGGCGTGCAACTCGATGGCTCACTCATCGAGTGCGGTCCGTGGACGCTAGTCTCAGGTGCCTGCAAGGTGCTGCAGATTTTCGACGGCATTTCCCCCCAGTGCATTTATCCCTTGAATCCCTGCCTGCTGCCGGTCGATCCACGCTATGCCGATGCGACCTACTGGACAGCCGCGTACACCGCAGCGGTGGCCACCGGATACATGGCGGCAGGGAAAACCTATGGCGTCGACTACCCGGTCAATCAGAGCTTTTACTACGCACTCACGCGCACCGTGTGCGTCGGCGCGGGCGGCAACGCCAAAATCTCCGACATCATCGCGGCGGTCTGCAAGCGTGCGGGCCTCATGGCCATAGACGTCTCGGATATGGTGGGCATCACCATTGATGGGTATGCGGTCTCGAGCGTGTGCACGGGTTCCTCGATCATCACGCCGCTGCGCTCGGTGGGATTCTTCGATGCGGTGGAAACCGATGGCCTGCTTAAATTCGCGGCGCGCGGCAAGCCCATCGTCGCGACCTTCACGACGGATGACTTTGGCGCGTACGACGCGAGCCAGTCGACCGACCCGTCGAAGTGTCCGCCATCCATCAGCAGCACGCGCTCGCAGGACGAGGACCTGCCGCGCTCGATCCGCCTGCACTACATTGCGACAAGCCGCGATTATGAGGATGCGGAACAGGACTCGCCGTTTCGCGAGACGAAGGCGATCAACGACGTCGACATCACGCTACCGCTCTGTCTTGGCGACACCCAAGCTGCACAGTGCGCCGAAGTGCTGTGGGCGGATTCATGGGCCGCGCGCAACGCCCACACCTTAAGCGTCGACCAGGCCTGGCTTGCCCTCGACGCCGGGGACTGCATCGGCGTACCGGTCGATGGCGTCATGCAGCGACTGCGCATCGCGAACGAAACCACAGCATCGGCGGTGCTGCGCAAGCTCTCGTGCGTGCGCGACGCGGAGGGTGCGTATATCAGCTTCGCGGTGGCCAGCGCACCGCTGCGCGTGCCGCAGACGCTGCAGTTCATCGGGCCGGCCAGCTTCGAGCTGCTGGACCTGCCGTGCCTCGTCGACGGCGATAGCGATCCAGGTTTTTATATCGCCGCGCAACGCGCCGCCGGCGTCGGCTCCTGGACGGGAGCCACGTTTTATAAATCGATCGATGGCGGCGTGACCTTCACAACGCTGATGGCGCTCGTCAATGAGGCGACCATGGGCACGCTCAACGCTGCTGTGCCTGCGAGCGAGGCCTTCACCTGGGACGATGTATCGGTGATCACGGTGAACGTGCCGGCCTCCGCGTCGTTCATGGGCACGACCGATGCGAATGTGTTGGGCGGCGCGAACGCGGCCGCCATGGGTGCGGATGGAAGGTGGGAAATAGTGCAGTTCGGCACGGCCACGCAGGTGAGCGCCACGCAGTGGCAATTGACGCACCTGCTGCGCGGCCGGCGCGGAACAGAGCATGTGATCGGCACCAGCGAGGTCGGCGATTCCTTCGTGCTGATTACGGGTGACCTGGGCCGCGTGGTGCTGCAGACGACGGAGATCGGCGCGCTGCGAACGTACAAAGGGGTTTCGATCGGTGCAGGCTTCGCCACCGGCACCAATCAGAATTTTGCGGGCCACGCGCAGGCGCTCGTGCCCTTCTCGCCGGTCGATGCGACGGCCCATCGCTTGAGCGACGGCGATATCCTGATCAGCTGGTTCCGGCGCTCGAGACTCGGGCGCACGCTGATGTCGGGCGTCGACATACCGTTGGGCGAGACCAGCGAGGCCTTCCAGGTGGACATCGTCGATGCGTCCTCGCCGTTCACGGTGCTGCGCACTTTGAGCACCAGCACGACCTCGGTGCTCTACAGCCACGCCCACCAGGAAACGGATTTCGGATCCCCGCTGCCCACGACGCTGCACGTCGCGATTTACCAGATGTCCTCGATCGTCGGACGAGGCACGCAGCTCACCGATGACCTCGTGGTCACTTAAGGAGCTCGAATGAGTGTCACGCCGAATTTTGGTTTTGAACTGCTGGCCCCAAGCCAAGAGCAGCCGGAAGTGCCGATCAATTACAACACCAACAAACTCGACGCGCTGCTCGAGAGCCTGGGTGGTGGTGGCGCAAGCGATGCGACCGAGCCCGTCTATTTCCAGCTGGCCTGCTCGGATCTCGTCACGGCGCTGACCGTCGCCGCCGGCGTCGGCTATTTGCGCGCGGCCCATGCGTTCACCCTGACCGAAGTGCGCGCCTCGCTGCAAACCGCGTCGAGCTCAGGACTCCCCACGATGGACATCAAAAAAAATGGGGTGACCGTGCTTTCGACCGCCCTCTCGATCGATGCGACGGAGAAGACCAGCAAGACTGCCGCGACGCCTGCGGTGATCTCGGTCTCGGCCATAGCGGACGATGACGAACTCTCGGTCGACGTCACCGCAGCGGGCACGGGAGCCAAGGGGCTGATCGTGACGCTCATCGGGCACTTGTAAATGCTGATCAATCCTTACGCGCTGGCGGCATTGGCAGGCGGCGGAGGCGGCGGCAGCGATCCGTACTGGGCGGACGTTGGCCTGCTTCTGCTAGGCGATAACGATGGGTCGGACAACGCCAAGGACAGTTCGAGCTTTGAGCTCGCCTGTACAGGTCCTAGCAATGCGGGGACGTTCGTCGCGGCCGGCGGCCCGACCGGGGGGCCGTGCATTGATCTGGCGAATGCGCTCGGCGGCACGGCCGCAAACTTTGACATCCATGTCCCAGTGAGCACGCCGATCGACTTCACAGCGGGCGATCACACGATCGAGGGATTCTTCTACCCCCGCGACGGCGGCGCAACGCCCGAGGCGCTGTTCTTCGCGATCGGCGGATCGACGGAGCTGAACGTTGGTCTGTATACCGGCGTCCTCTATGCCTCATATTGCTTCGGCGGAGGGCTGACCTCATTCGCCATGGCGATCAATAATTGGTATCACGTCGCGCTGATCGTGCAGGGGAATAACTTCAGAGTCGCCGTCAACGGCGTGCTGGCGCAAGGGCCGATCGACATCAGTGCATCGCGCGCGAATTGGCCTTCACAGGCGAACTTCTACGTCGGCGGCTATACGGGCGGCGCTCTCTATGGCGGCTCGGTCACCAATGTGCGCCTCACCAAAGGCGTCGCGCGCTACACCTCGTTCCCCTTCACGCCGCCGGCGCCGCCGTTCCCGAATCACTAGCGCTTCGCGATCTGCGACGCACCGACGCGCCAAGGAAAGCGAAGTCGATCAACGAATGGCGGCCCTTCGGGGGGCATAGTGCGGCGCACGTCCCACTTCCGAGGCAACCTATGAATATTCCCGCCGAGCTTTCCACCGACGAAACCAAACTCAAGGCGGCCGCCGCAGCTGCTCTAGCAAGTGCCAGGGCGGATGCCATAGCGGATGAGGGCCTGGCCAAGACCTGGTTGCACGCGAACTTGGGTCCGGCGATCGCCATCGCGATCGGCTTCTTGGTGCTCGGGATCGCGATAGGCGCGGCCATTGCTCACCGCTAGAATCATCAGCGGCGTGCTCGTGCTCGGCGCCTTCGCCTTATTTTTTTGGGATTTCCGATGAACCCGAACATCGCCGCGTTCCTGTCGATGACCGCGCACAGCGAAGGCGTGGATCGGGCGGCCGATCAGTACCGGGTGTGCTATGCGTTTAAGCACACGATCATCGATTTGAACTTCCACCCGGCCGAGCCGCGGCCGCCGGATGGCGCGATCGAGTGGAAGGGCGAACCGCTGGATGCCTTGGGCGCGCAGTACGTCGGTATGCACAGCTCAGCGGCCGGGCGCTACCAGATGACGCTGCCGACCTGGCTCGGCTGCAAACACATCCTCGGGCTTACCAGCTTCAATGCGGCCGCGCAGAACGATGCCTGCGTGTTGCTGATCAAGCAGAAGGGCGCGCTCGATGATGTGAACGCGGGCCGCGTGCAGGATGCGATTTTCAAGTGCCGCGGTCTGTGGGCGTCTTTCCCGGCGAGCGATTCCGGGCAGCCGAAGCGCGCGCTCGCCGATCTGCTCGCCAAGTTCACCGCCGGCGGCGGCGTGGCCATCGCCGCGTGATCACTATGCAGTTATGCATTACGCAGCTGCGGGCCGGCGCCGCCTGGGTCTGGTCGCATCGCACGAAGGCGATCGGCGGCGTCGGCATGGCGGCGGCGTACTGTTTCGAGAATCAGGAGAAGCTCGGCCTCTTCATTCCGGCCGCCAGCATGGCGCACACGATGTTAGGGATCGGCATCGTCACCTTTGTGGTCGGGCTCTACAACACGTTCTTCCAGCCCAAAGAACCGTAATGGTCAAGCTCGCGCGCCATCCGACCAGTGTGGAAGTGCAGCGCCTGCGCGAGCGCTGGGATATCGAGGACGGGGACTTAAAGCCGTTCGATACCACGCTCACGAGCGGCATCGATGACACGGTCTCGCATTTGCGCAGCCTCCCGTATGACCGGCGCGCGAGTGTGGAATCCAATCAGCTGCGCTTCGATGCGCTCGAGCAGCTGACGGCTGAGGCGCGCTTCATGCGCAAATCGCTGTCCGACATCGTGACTGCGCTCAATCACAAGGCCTCGAAGCGCTCCGTGAAGCGGGTAATCGATGAGTTTTCCGCCAAGCTCGAGAAGCGCGTCGACAACATTTTCAAACTGGTGGGGGCGATCGCGGCTATATTCGGCATCGTGATCGCGGCCTTCAAAGCGCACTAGAGGGAAATCTATACATGGCCGAGAAACCCAAGCTGGTCGTGCAGGCGAAAACCCTGGCTGAAATGTGCGATGCGATCGAGGGATATCGCGGGCAGCTGTCAGCCTTCAGTGATACGGCGCTGCTCGAGCTCGAAAAAATGAAAAGCTGGATCAGGCAAGAGATCGCAGCGGACGCGGCCGCGCGTATCGCGCTCGTTGAAGTGCCGCGAAAATGATGACCACACTGGAAAAGAATTTGATTTATGTGGTCGTGGCGCTGATCAGCTGCGGCGCCTTCGCCGGCTGGTGGGCGCTGCACAATCGGCACGAGCAATCCTTGGGCGCCGTGGCGTGCCTGCAGGCGACCACGATCCCAAAAGCTGAAGCGATCGCCGAGAACAAAACAACCGAGGCCGCACAGGTCGTCGATATCAACGCAGTGGTGAAAGGCTATGACGCGAAAGTCCAATCTCTGTCTCGCAGCAACGATGATCTGGCTGGCCGGCTGTCAGCCGCACTACGTACGAGTCGCGTGTCCAATCCCGGATCCGCTGCCTGTCCAGACGCTCCCGACCCAGGACTACCCGCGCGCGAAAGCGAAGCTGCAGGCCGACTTGCCACCATCCGCGCCGACATCGCCGCAGTCCTCAGCGCCTGCGACGCCAACCAGGTGAAAACGGAAGACGCGGCCGCGATCTATAACGGCGTGCGCACCCGCGCGCTGGCGGCCGCCAAATGATCGAGCACGGCTTCAACCAGGAAGCGCGCGACGATATCGAGATGGCCTTCATCCGGATCCTCTCGACCGATGGGCTGATCTTGAGCGGCGCGATTTCCCTCGAGGATCGGCGCGAGCGGATCCGCGTGACCATCATGCAGCGGGGCATCCAGCACAAGCCGTTCGATGCGTTGCTGACCTACGGCCAGGCGTTTGAGCGCTGCTACCAGCGCGGCGTCGAACTGCGCCGCGCGCAGCGGCCGGGACCGAAGACGATCGCGCACCACCGGGTAAGAACCGGGTATGAACCCGGTACTTACCCGGGCCCGGGTCCAGGCGACGACGACGGCGACGAAGAGGACGACGAGGGCTTGGAGAAGCAATCGAACACCGCGGCGTAGTGCGTCATGCAGTCGCCGTGTCCGCAGTAATACCCGGTCCAGTGGGCGAGCTCGTAGCCGCGCAGCGCGGCCAGGCGCTTTAGGTTCCACCGCGCCACGGCGAGATAGTCGCCGTACATCGCGGAATTGCCGAACTGGCGCACCGCGGGACCCAAGCTCTCGACGTCCCACCCGCCGGTGATTTTCAGTTTCATCCGCACGCCGTCGTTGATGGCAAAGCCGATGCGATCCGGCCACGGCCGCTCCGAAGTAAAAAAAGCCTCGATCACCGGCCAGGGCTCACCGTACGGATCGACGTCAATCAGATTGATCGCCAGGTGCTCGCCGGCGCCGGCCGCCAACGATGTGATGCAGTTGCTCTCGAACACGCTCCACGTCGGGCGCTGGATCGCGAGCAGTTCAGCCTTTGCGGGTTTTTCGTCGAACGCCACGCCTTGGGCGATTTCGCTGTACACCCGTTTCCACACTTGCCCCGTTCCCGCGTGCGTCTCGAGGACTATCGGTTTTTGGATTTGCTTCAAGAGGCTCAAGCGTAACGCCGCCTTTTGGTTCAGCGTCGTGTTGTCCTTTTTCATTGCCGTCCTTCTTCACGAATAGGTAGACCCTGCAGATATCGAGCAGCGCTTCACCGCGCGACAGGGCGCCGCTCGCGGCGAGTGCACGCTCCACCAGGTTGATGTCGGCGACCGCGATCACGGCTTTGACGACCGGCGCGCCTTTGGTGAGCAGGCCTTCGGGGTTCTTGCTGGCGGCCGCGAGCGTGGAGCCTTCCGCCTGCTCGCGCAGCTCGTCGAACATGGCATCGAGCGCGCCGCCGCCGAACTCCAGATCCTTCAAGAGCTCGGTCAACTTCTCGCCGTCCATCACCGCCATCGCCGACATGGGATCGAGCGAGGCCAGCGCCGCCTTCTCTTCGGCCTCGGACAACTCGACGTAGCTCACCGGCACCGAGGTGATGCCGCGGCGGATCGCCGAGGCGATGCGCAGATGCCCATCGATCATGCGGCCGCTGGTGCGGTTGACGACCACGGTTTGGATCCAGCCGATTTTGTCGAGCGCGTCCTCAACCGTGTCGCGCTGATTTTTCGGATGCACCCGCCAGTTCATGGGGTGCTCGGTGAGCGAGGCCGGATCCACTTCCGCGGTGGCCACGATTCGGTTGCGCCAGGTCGTGCTCATTGGTCAGGACCCCTCGAACTGGGGAAGCGGTCGTCGATTTTCGAACATCACGTAGCACTCTCCCCATTCGGCCCAGTCCGCAGCGGCCGCTTCCTCGCATTCGATGTGGTGCTTCACCGTGCCGGGACCGTCCTCGCACACGCCGCGCCGCTTGAGATATTTCTCGCCCACCAAAATCGGCTGACCGCACCACGTGCAGCGATGCGGTATCCGCGCGACGTGGAATTCGTCGACGCCAATGGCCGTCCAGCTCATTGCGCGCGCTCGCTTTTGGCTTTGCGCTCCAGCCATTCCCGCCGCGACTCGATACCGGCGACGGCCTGTTTGAACTCCTCCGGATGCGCTGCGATCAATACCGCGATCGCCAGCAGTTCGTCGCGCAGTTGGTTGCCGCGATCCCGCCGCCACTTCGATTCCCAGGCGGCTTCGCGCTCGATCGCCTCGCGCGGATCTTCCTCCCACGTGGCGTATCGGCTCGAGGTCTGCGAACAGGTCATGCAGGTCAGCATGGCCGCGCGCTGCATGCCGTAGTCCTTCACCCGCTGTGCGAATTCGGCGCGGGTGATGGTCTTGACCTTGCTCGCGTCATAGCCGCACTCAGTGATCGCGGGTTCGCTTCGCCAGGGAAGGGCAGGGCGCAAGATGTGGTCGACCGGATCTTTCACAGCACGCCTGCAAGCCAGCGGTGCGCGTCGCGCGCCTGGGTGTCGGTGAGTGCGAGCGGCCGCCGTTCAACCGCGAAGCGCACCAGGCGCGCGGCCTCGCTGATGATGGCCTCGTGCTCCTCGATCGAGATGTAGAGCCCGTCGACGTCCTCCGTCGCCGTGCCGCCGGCGACGCTCAGGCGGTAGCGCACTCGATACAGGATTGGCTTGGGCCTCATTCCAGCTTCGGCTGAACGACGCTCGGCAGCTGCGGCTGCAATGGCGCGCCGAAGGTCATCTGTGAGAGCCAGAGCTTGCCGCCGCTCGCGACGAGCAATTCGATCTCGAGGGGCTCGAGCTGCCAGCAGCTGGTCACGACGCCGTCGGCCGAGACGTGCGCGGGCAGCGGCTGATACTCGGGCTGATCTTTCGCAAAGATCGTGGTCTGCTCCTCGAACTCGACCGGCGTCATTTCTCCATCACCCTTTGCAGCACCGACACGATGAGACTGACCGGCAGGTAAACCCAAAAGAGGAACATCTGCAGATCGCCAGCGTCCGAATGAACGAGCAACCAGTGCAGCAGGTAAAGGTGAATCGGGATGACAAAAAAAACACCGAGGATCGCCCACACAACTGTGATCCGTTTCTTGACGTCGGCGCTCATGAGTTTAGGCGCGTCGATCCGCAGCCGGTCGCCGTTGCGGATTTCGTGGATCATCGAGCGGGCGATGTCCGTGGCCGCGACAACCGACCATTGGCCGACGCCGGCGCGCGAGAGCTTCAGCAGATGCGCGCGCGCCGGCGCCGCGTCGATGATCCCGTTCCAATCGCCCGCGAGCCGCGCTGCCTGGCGCATCCGCTCGTAGTCGGAATTCGCGCGCCGGCACTTGAAGCAATGACACCCTGCCATGTAGCGCAGGCGATCGCCGTGCGGCCTCGAGGCGGCGAGCTCGCCGATCGGGCGCAGGCCTCGCGCGATCAACTTCGGCATGAAGGGATCGCGGATCACGGTCTCGCCCCACATCTGGCGCAGCGAACGGCGCCGAGCGAACCCATCATTTCGCACGGCACCCACTTGTGGCCGAAGATCCTGCAGAGCCAGGGCACGCGGGTCATGATCTTGCGGCCGCCATGATCGAGCGGTGGATCTCCGCGTCGCTCTCCTCCGGAAAGAGGATCGCGTTGAACATTCTGATCGCGCACTGGCTGCAGACACCGACGCCGCGCGCGCGGTTGACCGCGATCCAGTGACACGGCTCTTCGCCGAAGGCCAGACAGGCGTTGTTGTCATCGCACCCACACCCGATGCAACGCGCGACAGGTTCCGGACGCGGCCGCTCGCGCGGCATTCGCGTACTGCGTTTGTCAGTACGGCGTATAGACGTCCGCCGCTTGGGTCTGGCGCTCAAACTGCACCCAGGGAATGCAGATTGCGGAGGATTGCCGAGGCCTGGATAAACGTACAGCCGCAGCGCTGGCAGAGCTTACCGGGGGGAAGTTTGGCCCCCCGCGTGTTTGGCCTGGGAGCCCCTGGGAGGGCCTGGGAGCGTTTGGGGGCGCGGGTGGATGTAGACGTGCGCCCTGGGGGGGGATTTGGGCGCCTGGTGCGTTTGGCTGTCATTTTTGCCCCTTTCTGATCAGGGGTATATGAGCCGATTGCAGGCCCCCGCTACTCAGTGAAATACGACCCACTGAGCCGCCGACCGCGTGCAGCACCGCGTTGGCCTGGAAATGGACCTCCGCCACAAGGTGGAGGCCGTGCTTGTCCGGCAGCAGCCGGATGCGCTGGCCGTAGATTGAGGCGAGCGCGGCGCGCGCGACGTCCGCATCCTCACCCGTGAGATCCGCCCGCAACTTTTGGGCGTGCTCGCGGTACTCAGCCTCCAGCCCCCACGGACCCGAGACCAGGGGCGGCCGTGCAGCACTGTGCGACTGTCGCACAATCGCCAACCGCTCAGCCTCCAGTTTTTTGTATATCGGCTCGGCCATGTCCGCATCCAGCGCCCCGCTGGCCACCAACGCCTGAACTTTATGTATTTTTGTGTCTATGGCCGAGAGGTCAATCACGGGCTCGGGCGGCCGCTCTTTGAGCGCCTTGCGGATTCGGATCACGGCCTTGTCCACCGCTTCGTCCGACAGCAGGTCATTGAGCGCGGGTTCTAACAGCCGAGTCTCGCAGAGATCGCGCGGCACCCGGATCGAATTGCTGCAGGCGGCCGGTCCGCCCTGGTGGAAGGTCGAGCAGGTGTAGTACCGGGGCAGGCCGCTGCCATAGCCTCTGGAGTTTTTCCCGCCGCCCGAAATGATGAACCGCGCATCGCAGCGGCCGCAGACCAGCAATCCGGACAACGGGTACTTGGTGCGGCCGCCACCCTTCTTGCCGTAGCTGAGTTTCCGCCGCGTCATCAAAGCCGAGACGGTGTCCCAGGTTTTGCGGTCGACGAGGGCGAGCTCGGGCCGCTCGTCGATGATCCATTCTGATTCCGGCCGTTCGCGGCGCGTGCGCTTGCCGGTCTCCGGATCTTTGACCCACTGCGAGCGATTCCAGACCACGCGGCCCATGTACGTTTCGTTCTGCAGCATGTTGTTCAAGGCCGGCACGATCCAGCGTCCGTCGCCGCGGTTGGTGACGCGGCCCTTCCAGCTGGCGCCGGGCGAGCGGACTTGGCGGCCGTTCAGATCGCTGGCGATCGCCAACATGGTCTCGCCGGCGGCGATGCGCTCGAAGATTTCTTTGACGATTTTTGCCTGCTCGGGAATCACGACTTGCTTCGATGTGTAGCCGTAGGCCTTGGAGCCCGTCGGCTTGCCGGACTTAGCGAGGGTATCGAGCGCCAGGTGCACGCGCTCGCCGATGGCCAGGCGGTACTCGTCCGACATGATGCCCGACAGGCCAGCCTGCATTCGCGAGTGCCGCTGGTCCGAGTCGAAGTGGTCAAGTACTCCGATCACGCGGATTTTGCGAAACCGCATCCGCTCGAGGAATTTTGGAAGGTCGGCGCTATTGCGTGAGAGCCTGGTCAGATCCGCGATCAGGATGACGTCGAGCTCGCCCGCAAAGGCTGCCTTCTGCAGGGCGTTGACGCCTGGGCGATTGCCGAAGCTCGCGCCTGAGATCGCGAGATCTGAGAATTCGTGGAGGACCTGCAGGCCGTTCTGCTTCGCGTAGTCCGCACAGCACCGCCGCTGATCATCGATCGAGGCCTCCGTCTGTTTGTCGGTTGAGAATCGTGCGTAGGTCGCTGCTCGTTTCATTTGCCATCCTTGAGTTTTGTTATCTTTTTTCCGAAGTAGAATCCGATCGCTGCGCAAGCCGAGCCGGTAAGCATCGGAATCACAACCCACGCGAGCACTTGCTCCAGGCTCATGCCTTCGCTACGCGCTTAGCCTTGGGCGGCGTGGTGCGAAACGTGCGAAGGTCTGGGGGTCCACCCGTGGTTTGCTGAATGATCCCGCGCGAGAGGGAACCGCCGCCGACCTTGCGCAGATAGTCCGCGACGTGCTGCGGCAGCCGGATCATGAACCGCGCGCCTGGCGTGCCGGTAAGTGAGGGACGGCCACGGCCGCGCTTGATTGGTTTGCTGCCTGTCACTGCCTGCTCCGATTGTGAAACCGTGAGGCTTATTTTAGCACCTTAAATGCTGCGCCGCAATTGCGCTGCTTTTAATCAGACTGCGCAGTTTTGCGCAGGAGTGCGGCTTCGCGCGCGCGGATCGTCGCGACAGTTTTTTTAACGACGAGGTCAATCATGCTATCGAGCGCTTCTGGCGAGAAGTGCGGTGTAAATTCCGGCGCGGCCTTCGCCGCTGCGCGTTCGGCCGCCGTGAGTTCGCCACGGATGAAGCGCCGCCGGCGCGCGAGTTCGTCGCTCACAGGATCAACCGCAGCGGGATCGCCTGCACGCCGACGGATGGCGGCACGCACTCTTGCAGTTCGGCCGCAAACTTTTTGGCGATGGCTTCCGGAACAGGCTCAACGATCGACGGGCAGATCCGCGTGATGTAGCAATGCACCGGCGTTCCGTCCTCGGTATGACCTTCCCAAATTCGCGCGGGCACCGCGACGCCGCGGCCCTGGATCTGGACCTCGAGCTGGACCATTTTGGTGGTCGATTCGACGTGGATTTTCATGCTGGCTTCTCTCCGCCGCCGATCAGACTATACGGGAGATCCTCTGCTGTGGCCGCTTCGCGGTTCGCGCGCAGCGCGGCCGAGCGCAGCGTGCGCAGGTGAATCAGGGAATCTTGTTTTAATGATTTCGTGACCGTGGACGGCAGCGGTACGTCGGGCAATTCCATGCAGCTGATCGCGGTGTCGAGCGCGAGCGCCATGCGAAGGCCTTCCTCCTTGGAGATTCGCATTATTTCTGGATTAGCCACGGTTCGGGTCGAGATACCGATCGCACCTGCGGCATAGCCACCAATGCGGGTGAAGCCAGCAGCGCGATCGCTTCATTGCCGAGTTGCAGTGCGGGCAATTCATTCACGCCTCGACCTCCGTTGGCAGTAACCCTTCCGGCGGCCAGGTCCAGTCGATGTGGTCGTCGAGATCCAGATCATCCGCACCGAAAATGTTTTCGATGCCGATCAAGACCTGCTGCACCCGCATGGCAGCGTCGTAGTTCCGCGACTTGTTCAGCTCGTTCGCCATCACGAGCATGTCGTCTTGCATCTGCTCGAGGCGCGCGCGGAAGGTCTGCGGCTTCAGCCCACACACTGTGCGCTCGTTCACGGCGCCGCCGGCAGGTACTGCAGGAACCTTGCGAGCTGCTTGTGCAGCTCATCGATGCACTCCGTCCCGCGATGCTCAGCGATGTCTTGATCGCGCGCCGGTTTCTCGAGCAGAGGCAAACCAGTTTCGACCGAGTGCATGATCTCCGCGTAAGTGGCCTTGCGGCCTTCGGCGTAAAACTCGACCTGGCTCGGCTCGCCGATCCGGATCAGCTGGCCGGCGTTGCCGCCGTAAGCTTTGAACACGTTCCACTCGCGCGTGGTCCAGAGGCACGTCACACCCGGATTGCGATCAATCGGGAAGCCCGCAGCTTCGACGTGTTTTTCTGGAAGATTCGCGGTGCGATATTTCGCCTGCGGCCGCGTCATGAACGGGCAGGCGATCGCGGCGAAGCTCGCGCACTCGTGATGATTGGCGGGCTCAGACGTGGTGCGCGTGATGCCGCACATCGGGCCGATGACGAACGTGCGGCGCACGCCGACCGGGTCGCCGCACAGCCAGCAGTTGCCGAAGCGCACGGCCAGGCCCCACTTGCGCCGATCCATGACGCGAAAATCCGGCTTGCCATCGACCCACTCGACGAACCAGGGCACGGGATAGCCGCGCGACTCGATCGGCAGCAAGCGCATGCGCGGCGGGATCTCGGGCAGGTCTTTGCGGGGCTGGCGAAGCTGCATCATGGTGCGGGCTTCCGAGGCGGGTGCGGAAGTGACTGGCCGCCAGGCTCATCACCGAGCTCAAGCGCGAACTTCGGCGTGTCCATTACCCTCGCGCCCGATTCGGTGAGGCGCTTGACGTCATACCATTCACCCTCGATCCGCTTGCCATCTTTCGCTTGCGGTACGACGAAGGCCTGGATACAACCGGAAAGGTCGAAAGAGACGCTACAGACGACGCCTTCGAACCCGTTCACGCGATCGGTTACTCGGGAGCCAAGCAGGCTGATTGCCATGTTCATGTTTGATCACCTTGCATCACAGGAGTGACGCGGTCTAGCAGGTAGCAGCCTGCGACGCCTCGAACCCAGATCACCGGCGTATGCCCTTCGAGGACCTGCGCGATCGAGCGCGTGACTGTGCGCAGAGTTTCGCCGTTGTCCTTCAGCAGATCGACTGCGCTGCCCACCGGATGGGCGGCGTTGAAGGCGTCGCACTTGGACTGCTGCAGTTTTCGGTTCTGACCGAAGTTTGAGTCCACGCTACGCGAACCTGGGGACGGCGTTTTTTTGGTCATGCCGCGACGCCACGGTGCTGCGTTCATGGGTCAAGTTTCCTTGAGCTTCAAGCGCGCAGGCATGACCCATTGCGCGACAGAAAAATGGCCGTCTGTCGATACCGCGGAGACCTCGCAGATCGCGTGCTGGACTCGCGCCGCTTCGGGGTATCGGCCGAGCTGATTGAGCGCGCCATTGAGCGTGGTCAAGTCGTCCAAAACCTGTTGGATTTTTTCGCGGAAAGTCGTCACGAATTGCTGCTCCGCACGATTCGCATAATCCTCAGTATGTCAAACGGGAATCGACCGACCCGGCCGCCGCTTCTGCGATTTGGAAAAAATCAACTGAACATAAAATTCGGGCTTTGTGCGGTATCGGACATTACCCGGAAACGAGTACCCGGAAGCGACGACCTTTACACTTGCTGCGCCGCGCTTGCAAGCGCCGCAATTCGCGAAAGCTTTCGCGAAATTTTTCGCGAAACGATTCGCGAAAATCATTATGTAGAACGGGCGGGCGCGCGGGTGCGGGCGCGTGCGCGCGCGCGGCCGGGCGCGTCGGAGTTTGGATCTAAGACTTAAGATTGAAATCCAACGCGCGCGAGGGGTTGCCAGGTCGATTATGGGTGCTGTAAAGTCTCCGGCCGCGTCGAAAAAGAAGATCGCGCGGGCAAGGATCGCCGAGAACCGTGAGTCAGAAGCGCCAGCTGCCGCCGGATCTGCCGAGATGGGAAAGGTTCAAGAACCTCACCCACGATGCGCGGCTGCTGTATCTGCTGCTCTACACGATCGCGGACGATGAAGGCCGGATCGTTGAGAATATCGGGGAGTTCGCCTACGAACTGTTCCCGGGCGAATCCGGGTTTGGCTTGAAGATCGAGGCGTTATTGAGGGAGATCGAGCGCGAGAATTTAATCGGCCGCTATGACGTCAGGCGCGCTCACTACATCGTCATCACCGACTGGGATATCCAAAAAGTAGATCACCCGAAGCCATCGAGATTGCCTGCGCCGCCGGCGACGCGGGCGCTGTTTGTCGATGAACTCGCCGTCGCTCGCGCCAAGCGCGACCACTAGGACTGTGGATAAATTTGTGGAAACCCTGTGCAAAACATGAGGGTACTTTGTGCATGATCTGATCTTCGCCGCCGCAAGCCACGGGGTGCTGGCCATGACGATGATCATCGGCAACGGTCGAGGCAGTCGGCTGATCGATGCGCGCGCGGCGCAGCGCCTGCAGGATGGCGCCGAGAATGTAGGCGAGGTTTTGGTGTGGACCGTCTACGGATCGCCGGACAAGTTCGTCGCGCGGCCGTGCATGACGATGCAGGGCGTCACGCCGATGCCCGTGCACCTGGAGGGCGCGACCCTCGAGCAGCTGCGGGCGCAGCTGCCGAAGGGGCTGACCAGGTCCGACCGATTGCCGGACGATAATCCGGTGGTCATCGAGACCTGGCAGTGAATATATTTAAATATACTCAGCCCGGCGCGTAGCCGCGTGCGTGCAGTGCCTTGTCGAGTTCGAGGAATGCGGCGCGAATTAACTGCGCCTCGTGATCGTCGACCGCGTTGGAGCGCCACTCGCGCCAGCCAACACGTGTTTGACGAACTGGGCGAGCGCCAGGGCCTGGTCCTGATCCAACTCGAAACTGACGGTGATCATGGTCGATGCCCGCAGCGCGTTGCGGGCGTCATAGCCGATCCTTCGGCGCGATCGCCTTCGCCACCGTGCGCTCGATGATGAGCGAGCCCGAATCGGCCTCTACGTATTGGTACATCGTGATGGTCCAGCCCTCGCGCTCCCAGGTGAGAATATTGTTTTGGAACTGGGCGCCGAAGCCATTCTGCATCGGGACCTTTTGGGATTTGGGCTGACCCCACTTCTTCGTCGCGGCCGCGGCGAACTCGTCGAAATGGAGGGGGCGAAAATCCACCTTCAATTTATCGACCCGATCACCGGCCAGTGTGACCTTGCTCGTCACCGCGAAGTCCTCGAGCTTCGCCACGCGATTGCCGAGCGAATCGGGAGCACCCAGTTTCTCGTTGAGCGCGGCCGCATCGATCGGCTCGCCCATCACCACGCCTTTGAAGTCGAGAGCCGCCGCCGGCGCGCTCAACAGAATTGCAATCAGCAGTAAATTTCGCATGACATCCTCCGTGGAAATGATCGTTTGATCGTTATTAAAGGTCAGTCTCCCAACCGTTGCGCTGCACGTAGATCGCAGCCTTGATCCAGTCGCCTTCGAGCCGGTCAACGCAGTCAAGCGCGGTGCCCCACCATTTGATGAGCTCCGGATCATCGAGCACCAGCGCCACCGCGCATTTCTCGCCGGTCGAGAGGACGCCGAAGCTCGGCGGATCGAGCTTCACCATGCGAACCTTGTCGCGGATCTGTTTGACGGCCGGCATGTAGACGGGAGCGCTCATACCCAAACCTCCACAATGACCGGATCGTCCTCGGGCTTGCGCTCGAGACGCACCAGCCCGCCGGGCAGCATCGTGCGCAACGTGGCCAGGTCGCGCGCCATCAAGTGCATCGGGACATGCCCCGACGTTTTCGGCCGAATGATGGTCGGCCGCGCGACGAAGAAGCCCGGGAAATCTTTCGGGTTGAAGTAAACCGTCCAGATCATCAGCTGCCCAAGCGACAGCGCGGCGCCGTGGATCTGGTGTGCGTAGATCGCGTCGATTTCGATGCTCGATTTCATGGCGTCGCTCCTGGCGTGAATTTGGGATAGTCCTTCCACTCGCGCCCATCGAGCAGCGAGCCGCCCTTGCCGTTCGGATCTTTCCGCTCGATCCATTGGCTCAACGTCACGCCGTTCGGCCTCGTCGCGGCCAGCGGATTGTTGGCGTTGATTCCCCACTGCTTGAAAAACAGCGGCACCTTCTGCGCGGTGCATTGATCGCGGACCTCGCGCGCCCAGTCCGCATCCATTGAACGTGCGCCAGGTCCTGACTCGCCGCCGAGGATGACCCAGTGAATGCCGGTCAGGTCCATCGGGCCCACGGCATCGATCAGCGGCTCGATCGAGAGGAACCGAATCGTCGCCGGCACGTTGCGCAGCGTTGCAATACGGTGCACACAGTCGCCTCGCTCGACGGTGGCGCCGATCCAGACGTTCGGCGGAAAAGCGGCAAGGTGGAAATGGCTAAAATTCTCGCGGTCGTTGATCCGCTCGATAAAGGGCGCGATGTTCTCCGGCCGCTTCGTGAGCACCTGGTACTGGTGGCGGGTTTTCGCCATCACCTGCAGGGCGTCCAAGCGCCACTCGTCGTTCGCCGCCTCGTGGAAGAAGTCGCTCATCGAGTTGACGAAAATCATCGACGGCTTTTTGATCTTGAACGGCTTGCGCATCTGCGCCTCGCTCGATCGGTTGATCACGCCGGTCCAGATCGGCTTGCCGTTCGCGAGCTTCGCCACGCCGCGGTAGCTCTCCATGCCGAATTCCTGCAGGCGCATCGCGGCGCGCATCGCATAGCAGTTGGTGCACCCGGCCGTGTGAATGGTGCAGCCGACAAACGGATTCCAGGTATGCTCGGTCCACTCGATCCCGGTGGATCGGTTCGATTCCTTCGATGTCATGATGTATATTCCCTATCGATTAGGTCTTACGAGCCGCGCCCGGTGAGATTCCCCACCAGGCGCGGTTTTTTTCGGCATCAATATTAAGCCGCTTTCGGCGCCGCCAGCAATTTTCCCATCGCCGTGACCACGTCCGCTATCCGCGCGTCCCGCAATGCGATTCCGGCCGCGAGGGATTTCTTCTCCGACTCGCTCTTCGTTTCAGCCATCTGCTTTTTCTGCCGGGTCTGCGTCGCCTTGAGCGCGGCCAGCGTGCCGCCCAGGCCCTTGCCGATCAGCGCCATGGTCTGCGCGGGCAGCTGCTCGGCTCCGGAGCTCACCAGCGGCACAATGACAAACAGCGCGCCAGGCTCGCCGAAGAAGCTGACGACCACGGGAGCTTTGGGATCGTTGCCGGCAAACGGCGTCAAGCCTTTCGCGTCGAACACCTTGCCGACGGCGGCCGCCTGCTTGATGTACTCGCCGTTGTAGCTGGTGCTCGATAGCGGCTGTCGCTCGCCGCCGGCGAGGACCTGGCCCGCAGCTTCGATGATTTTCTGGTACTCAGGAAACGGCGCGTCGATTCGGCGCAGTCGAAAGGTCGCCTGTTCTTCCGCATCGCGCATGATCGCGTAGCCATGGCCGCGCGCCCATCCGATCTGGCAGGTGGTCGCATCCTTGCCGCCCTCGAGCTTGGCGAGGCAGCCCAAGGCCATCGCGAGGCCTTCACGCGGCAGGATGAGCCCCACGTCGAGCCAGGCGGGCAGATCTTTGGTCGGCGTGGAGTGCAGCAGCAGCGTGTGCCCATTGGTGGCCACCGCGCGGAGCTCGCCCGTATTCCCTACGTGTAGGTACACGCCGCCGAGCGCTGCGCGCGAATCCTTCTTCGGCGCAACCAGCAGGCACGCCTGCAGCACGTCGACGCGCACCGTCAACCAGGTGATGTCCTTCGGCGATTCCACGGACGGCGCTTTGACCGGCGCGGGCAATGCCTTCGGTGTCGGCAGTTCGAGCATGGGCGGTTTGGTCGCGTTGAAGCGTGCGACCTGGGCGACGGCCGCCGCGTGGTTCGCCGCGTCGGCCTTTTGCATCGCCTTGCCGTTCAGCGGCGGTTTGATTGGCGTGACTTTCGCCACGGGTTTTTTTGATCGTTTCATAGGTCTCTCGTCGTTTGTTATGGTGCGATTTTTGCACCCGGCTGCGTCCTCGATCGAAGGCGCAACCAGGTGGTTACTCGCTGCGCAAATCGATGGTGTCCATGGCGATTCCCAATGCATCCATGGACTTGTCGACCATTTCACGCGCCAGGTGCGCGATGTCGGGAAAGTACGGGCCGCTGTGCGGGTTGTCGTGCTGTTCGAGCGCGCTCTCGAAGCAAGCGAGCAACGAGATCGCTCGACCCAGGTTTTCGCGTTCGGCCTCGACGGCCTTGAACAACTTCGCGAGAGTCGCCACGGGTTTTTGGGTCGCGTGCTTGCGCGCGCGGCCTCGAAGTTTGCTCGTCATAGGTCACCAGCATTTTTCTACGATGCAAAAACGCATCCCAGAGCGCCCGCGTGGCAGGCGCTCCAGGCTGCGCGCGTCGTGTCAGGCCTTCTTGTAGACGTTCAGCGCCACGCTGACGTCGCCAACCTTGATCGCGCCGCGCGTGCTCGCGACGATGATCGTCTTGCCCGATCCGCTCGGGCCGAATTCCTTGCCGAGGTCGATCGTGATCGTGAGCATTTTGCCCACGACTTTTGTCGTGACGTTGTCCATGGTCGATTCCCAAATCGATGCGAAATCCGCATCCCGTCGCACCCTTGATGAGAGGGCGCGGCAGGCTGACTACTCCGCTTGAATCTTCACGAACGCTGGCAGGTCTTGATTGGCTGCCGTCGGCGCGACCTCGCGCGGCACGTAGACCCAGGGCGAGGGCTGCAGATCAAGCTGGCCTTGGACCGCTTCGATGTCGATCTGCTGCAGGATGTCCGACAGCCGACGCAATCGCGTGTAGGTGTCGTTCATGACAGCCGCTCGATTTTCAGGCCGCAGCCGCGACAGGCCTGCAGCTTGAAGCTGCGCAAGCCCTTGCGCGAGATCGTCGCGCGGGTGATCTGGCCGTCAAGCCAGGTGATCGTTACCAGGTACATATCGAAACTCCTTTTTCCGTTGCCACTCTCCAGAGCGCCGCTTAGGTCGCGGCGCTCCAGGCAGGGGCATCAGGCCGCTTTCATGTTCGCGGTGATGGTGCGGATGGCCTCGCGCGCTTCCGACTTGACGCTGGCCGACTTGGTGCCCGCGATCAGCTGCGTCTGGCGGGTGATGTGCGCCTTGTAGGCGGCCATCGAGCGGGTCTTGACCTGGGCTGCCGTCGGCGCCTTCGCGGACTTCGAGACGGTCACTGACTTCGCGGCCGACTTCGATTTGCTGGATTTCTTCATGGTGTAAAACTCCGGTGATTTGAGAGGTAAAGCTTTGTTCCGAGATTGAATATTAGCACCTATATTAAGAAAAAGTGTGCTCAAATCAGCTATTTAGATGAATAAAGGTGCTTTAAACAGGGCGATGGACTTGAGGGACGCGGGAACGGCCCTAGAATGCCGATTTGACGAGACGCCATTTTGAAGGGGATGACGTGATACAAGAAAAGCACCAGGCGGTGCAGGCCTGGCAGGTGCGCGAGGCGGTCAAACAATTTCCCGGCTCGAACGTGCGACGGTTATCGGTGCTCTCCATGATTCCGCGCGCTGTTTTTTTTCGACGGTTGATCGAGCTCGAACGCTTGGGCTTTGTCGCCAAGGATGATTGCGGCGGGTACCATCCGATCCCGACACAGCCACACGATTTTCCGGAGCTCGAGGAATTGGAAACGCGCAAATGCAATGGCACTTCGTCAATGCGATGACCTACGAGACCGCAACTCATCGAGTGCGGCGCGTGCATTCGCATAACGATTTCTACTGGCTCGCCGAGCGCAAGGCCACCGAGCACGATCACGTCGAAAAGCTGAACGGTCATTTTCCGGATCAGGAATCGGCTACAGCTGCGTGCGAGCGCGATCAATATTCCCAGGTGACAGGTCGATGAACACGCCCGTTGACTCACCGCCGGATCCGCCGCCTCCGGATCCGCCGATCGTGAACGATACGCAGTGGCCGAACAAACCCTGTCATCCGCTCGCGATCCACGACAAATATCCACCGATCGGCGAGCCGCGGCCGAAGCCGGCTTGACCGTGTGGCATCGCTGGTATTGCTTTCTTCGCTACTGCATTTTCCGCAGCCACGCTGACGTGGCGTATACGCATGGTCCAGGACTGCACTACTACGAGTGCCAGGTCTGCGGTCGACGTCGGCCGAACCTCGATTTCAAGCCGCCGCCAAATGTCTAGCATCGATTTTCAGCTGCCGTGGCCGCCGAGCGTAAATCATGCCTGGCGACCGACGGCCGCCGGCGGCAAGATCTTGAGCGAAGACTATGTTCGCTTCAAAAAGGCAGTCGGCGATCGCGTGCTCGAAAAACGCATCAAGCGATTCTGGACGAAGGATCGGCTCGCCGTGGCGCTCACGCTCAAACCGCCGAACATGCGTGACTACGACATCGACAATCGCGCCAAATGCTGCATCGATGCGATCGCGGCCGCCGGCGTCATTGAGAACGATAAATACATCGATTTGCTGCTGATCGTTCGCGGCAAACTGGATGCGCCGCACGGTTCGGTGATGGTGAGAATCGAGGAAATGTCGTTGCCGAACTTCAGCGCTTTGGGCGATTTTCGTGATTACTTCTGCAGTCGCGCTTATGATGCGGTCGACCTCCAACCTTCAAGGACTGCAAAATGAGCACACCGCAACTCGATGCATTGACAGCCGCCGTCGCTGCTGACGCCACTGTCGAAGCCTCGGCTATCACCCTGATCTCTGGATTGAAAGCGCAACTCGACACCGCGATTGCGATGAGCGGAAATGATGATGGAGCCGCACTGCAGGCGTTGTCCGATTCGTTGGGTTCAGCGTCCACCAAGCTCGCCGCGGCCGTCACCGCCAACACGCCAGCTGCAGCGTAACTTCCGATGCCGCAACCCGCCAAAGCAGCGCCGCTGATCGATGTCAATAATCCTGACGTTGTGATTCGGTTGGGCTTGGCCGCGCTGTTCACCACAGCCGCGATCTTGAACGCGCGCGGCACGCAGACGTTGGTGGAGATAGCACAAGCGGGATTGCAGTGCGCTGATCAGCTGATCGGCGACATCAAACCAAAGCAACCGCCGTGATCGTATGCCGCTGATGCCGCCGACTCATCGTGTTGCCGGCCAGCCGACCGTGCAGGATCGATCGCGCGCTGACTATCGACGACGCGGCACGCGGCAGCAGCAAGGTTACACGGACGAATGGCTCGCGCGCGCGAGGGACTTCCGTCAGCGTCATCCGCTGTGTGCAATGTGTTTGAGGCGCGGCAAGATCACGCCGTGTCAGTGCGTCGATCACATCATCCCGCATCGTGGCGATCCGGTGCTGTTCTGGGATGAGAGCAACTGGCAGTCGCTGTGCAACCCGTGCCACAACGGACCGAAGCGGCGCGAAGAAGAAGCGGCTCGACGTGCTCAACTCGACGATAGGGCGCGCAGGCCTGGCACCCATCCGACGGGTAGGGGGGGATCGAACTGTAGGGCGCTGGTTGGCGAAGCGCGTCCTGTGGCAAATTTTTACGCTCGCG